ACCATAATATCTAATAGTATCATCAGCACTGTCAGGCACTGGCCACACATTTATTGTTGGAGTATATTGGCGGTCTAACATGAATTGTGATGATTTACCTGATGTAGTTTTATCTGGTATTTGATTATATTCAGAGATTGATATTCTTTGCATAGGTTGGTCATTGCTATTATTTCTATAGACCATATCTATAACATCTACTATCCCTGCAGTTAAGCTATAATTAGATGTGCCTGCAGTTAAAGCAATAGTATTGTACTGAACAGTCCAATAGTTATAACCTCTATTAGACCATTCAGTAAAAAGTAAATTTAAACTTCTTCTTGCACTGGTAGCTTTTTGACCTGTTTGAGTTTGTGGGTCTATACCACATCTCTCAAAAGACTCTGCTATAACTTCTTCTATATTAGGTCTGTATGCTACTGTTCCTGAAGTTGTCATGAATATTTCTTCTTCAATCTCATTACAATTTGATATGAATCGCCAGCAGCACCTAAACCAGTAGTAGTAAATTTAATATCACCTGTTGGGTTTGTACCTAAAGTTTTAGTATTAGGTAAACCTCCTACAGATCTAAAATCTACATAACCTGATTGGTTCTCTGTAAGGTGAAGCATTATAACATCAGTATCTGCATCTGCTAATACTTGTACAGTCATAGTTGATATAACCCAAGTACACTCTAATATCTTAACTCCAGTACAAGCATCTCCATTAGAATTAGCTTGTAAGCCTGATACATCTACTTTCAATACTCCTGATTCATCTCCTGTATCAACATATTGAAGTTGAAAAGCATAAACAACCTCATTTACACTTTCAGAAAGTTTAGTGGTTGTTACTATGTTAGCCATTTAAAACTCCTATTAAGTTGTTGGCGAATCAGAAGATATACCAAAAAATTTAAGTGCGACTACTCCACCAGCACCAGCTGTGCCAGAAACTACAAGTTGAACTTCGTCAGGTGTTGCAGTAGCAGCAGTTGTTGTACCACCACTCATACCTAAAACTCCATTACAAGGGAAGAAACCTTTAAATCCTGTGCTGTTTAGTGCTGCTGTTATACCATCAACAAAACCATCATCATCATCTTCAGTTCCTATGTCAACTACATTAACAGCATTAGCTGAAGCACTAGTTACAGTTATTGCTACACCCATAGGTATAAAGTTTGCTGGTATGCCTATAGAAGTTTCTTTGTGGTCAGTACCAGTAGCAGCAACAGTTATTGAAGTGCTGTAAGTTGATAAAGTCATATCACTGGTAACTGCACCAGTATCAGAATTTTTTATAATAGTTTTAAATCCATTCTCGGAACGGACTGGACCATTAAAAGTTGTATTAGCCATATTGACCTCCTCAAAAAGGGTTTACTATAAGGTCTTTTGAGAGTCTGCTGGGACAGTCCTTATAGCTTAAAATTCCCAGAATAATTATTTATACCTTATAAACCAGTTATTGGAAAGCCTTGTTCAATAATCTGCTCTTTTACAGTATCAGGTAGTTCAACTATAAACCTACCATTTTCTATACTTAAAACACCTAACTCTAACAACTCTGCTTTTTTAGATTGTGATAAATTTCTCATAAACTCATCTTTGGCTATTTTATTAGAGTCTTGTACTAAATTTCTAAAAAAATCACCTAAATTATTTACATCCCCAATACCTAATGTTTCATGCTCTTTTATAGATTGTAAACTATAATCGAAGATCTCTCTTGTGCGCTCTGCTATTTTACCTAACATTTCTGAAGCTAATCTTACATCTTTAAACTCACTGCCTTTAGCCATAGCCTCAAAACCTTTACTTATACCATCCCAATCATAAACATTTAATAAATCTAATCTATCTACAAGTATGCTAGGATCTTCTATAACTTGTTTTTTAAACTCATCATTAGCTTGGTCAACAGCACGACTAAAAGCTTCTGGGTCTGGCTCTTCTTCATAATAGTTTCTTTGTAACCAATCTTCTTTAAAGTCGTCTTGAAAATCTCTAACTCTGTTACGCATCTGCACAGTTCCACCATATAAAACTTCATCAAGGGGATTACCAACAAAATCTGCAGCATTCATAGCATCCTCACCACTTAGGTCTGATAAATTCCTTACACCATTTAAATCTTTTTTAAATATATTATTTATAGATTGTTCACTATAGCCTGTTGTGCCATCTAGCCTAAAAGGTATATTATATTTTTTACTAATTTTAGTTAGAACTTGACCTATTTTACCTTTGTAACCTTTTTTACTATCAGGTACTAAACTATATATGGTATTTAAAAATTGTTCGTTTTGTCCTCTGTTTGACCAATATCTTACAGGTTCTTCTCCTGGAAGAATAAATCTACTAGCATCTTCATTTGCAGCTTTTACAAGATGCTTTTTTATTTCAAACTCAACATAGTCTAAATTTTTCATTAAAGGAGTTTGGGCTGGTACACTACCTTGATTTATAGGGTTAGCTATTGATAGAG